TGTCTCGTGTTTCCTTTCTGCGCACGGAAAACAGCCGTGCGATCCTGCCGCAGAAACCTGCGGTATTCAGAACAATCTCTTACAGGTTTCGATCTTGCGCCTTCGCTCACAGAATGAGCATCGCATCCCCCATACTGACGGGAGTCGGGATGCCAGTATGGAAAGTAGCGAAAACGCGAGCATTTTCAAAACGCAGGAGTGCCTCTGGTTTCGTCTGAAACGCTATCATTGCATCCAAAGATTGTTTGTATCTGTGCAGCAAAAAAGCCCCGTGTGGGGCCTTTTTGTTCGGCATAGCACCGCGTATTTCTATTTTAGCAGATACTTGCCGATAATGCAACCGCTTTTTGGACGACATCAGCGGCCGAGCGTAAAGCTCACCCCGGCAAAGTCATCTGCGGTCAAGACGTAGGTTCCGTTGTCCCACGCCTCGTTGACAAGCATCTTGGCTTCTTCCCAGCTCGCCGCTTCGACGGGTACGACCTTCTTCAGGTATTCGACGATGACCACATCGTAGGTGCTGGTCCGGGGTGGAAGCGCTACCTTTGCGCGTTCCATCATCATGCCCAGAATCAGCTCGTCCTTCTGAAGCTCGCTGAAATAGTCCGGGTCGCCGCCTTCTTTTCCCGCTTCCTCCAGAAGAAGCTCGCTGTTCATCTCCTGACAGAAGTCGATGCAGTCCCGGATGGTGTATGGCTGATCGTTGTCGGCATTCTCGCCGTCCTGATTGTCATGCAGGGCGAGATGGAACTCGTCATCCATCATCAGGCCGTAGTCATGCCCCTCCAGATAGCCCAGCAGCACTTTGGCCTCAATGGCGGCAAGCTCAACACCCTGCCGGACAGAAACGGCCATCAATTCTTCGGACTTCGTAATCAGCGTCATATAAGCGCTCTCCTTTCATTCCATACAGACTTTTCCGACCGAAAGCAGATACGAACACCAGCCGTAGCTGATGCCGAGGGCGATAGCCCGGTTGTTTACCTGTTCAATCGTGTACTTCGGTGGTTTGAACGGCCTCGGCTCCCCTGCCAGCAACTCCTCAAGGCGGCTCTGTTTTCTGCGGGTGGACTGTTCCTTGCTCCGTTCGGCATAATACTCGCGGTTCGCCAGATAGTATCGGTGGAAGGCTTCGGCCTGACGCTTCTTGGCGCACTCCTTGCAGAACCGCTGGCGGTTCGTCGGGTTTTCAATCTCCCTTCCACACACCTCACACTTCTTGCCGGTCATCTAAAAATCCTCCCGGAGTCCTTATCCATGAGAACAACCCGGCCCACGATCTCAAACCCGGCGAGATCGGCTACCTGCTTCAGTGCGCCGACCAACGCGCTGATGGTGCGCATTCGGGCCGCTTCAAGCTGTTCCTCCTTGCGGATGTTCTTGTGCGCCTCATACGGCGTCGGGTCGTTGTAATGCTCGCTGTTCTTCAATTCCACGGTCGGCACCTCCTCATCAACAGATCATCGGAATCAGAAAGAACCACAGCGGGTACGTCTGCCCAGTTACGATAACGGCTGCGACAATCGCAGCTCCAACAGCCAGCCACTTGGCTGCATCAGACATTTCAGCCCACATTAGTTTTTCCCTCCGTTTCAAGGTCTTTGTACGTTTTTTCCATCATCCGCTCTGAAAAATACAGCGCTTCAGCCAGTCTTCCCTCAACGATCATTCGCTCGGTGCAGGGCGGAAATTTGGAGCATTCAAACAGCGCTTTTCTGACCGCATAACGAAATCCATCACTTGCAATGCTGAGGTCAAACATTTCTTTACGTGTCATTCTGCTTTTTCCTCCGGCGCTACAGGCAACGGCATCCAGAACGGAACGTCCACAGGGTGAAAAATTGCATTCTCCCAATATGTGATGTCAACGTGCTTGACCGCGGCTCCCCAAACAATGATTCTTCCGAGTCTGTCAGCATCCGCTTCTGTCGGCGGGTCATACTTGGAATTTCTCCAGCATTGACCGGCCACTTCCTGCGGGGTAGCTTCTGGCTGGGTGTCGATATAGTTCTCCACATCCCGTAATGTGTGGATATGGCCTACCTTCATGCCCATGCGCAGGAACTCTTTCAGCATCTCAGCTTCAAGATACCGTTTCTTACTCATAAGGCGTCGTCCTCCTTTGCCTCAGCAACGTAGCACCAGCTCTGGGGCGGCTTGCTCAAACAGCAGCCATTGATTGCGCAGGTCGGCGGGAGCATATAGCTTCCAGACGGCTGATAATGCTCGCAGCTCTCATTTCCACAGACATCGGTTCCGTTCATGCCACGAAAGTCATGCCTAGAAAAGCCGGACAAGGACTTGGGCTGGTCATAAATCTTCAGGTCGGAGATGTGCCACGCATACAAATCTTTACGGTCCATAAAAGATGTAGCTTTTCTCCAGCCGGCATATTCTTTGACTTGTTCCAAGGACAGGCAGCTACCAGCAGTTACGTCTTCGATGTCTTCCTTGACCAGCCACGACTTGCCAAAGTAAAAGCGTATCTTGTCGCAAGTAAACTCGCCGATGACGTTTCCGACAGGCTTTGTGCAATAGATATAACACTTGAATGGCATTTTCAAACTAGGGCGATTTTTGCGGATTTCAACGGTCTTTTCGCCGTTAAGAATCTTCTCGCACCACTCAGGGCGAATACTGATGAGGACTGCTTTATTCTTCAGGGACATCGACATCCTCCTTCTTCATCAAACGGTACTTCCAGCGGGCGAGCTTCTGCTCCATGATCTCGACCATCCGGTCGCCGACCGCATCACACATATTGCAGGGGTCGTTGTCATCCAGCTCGCCGCCGAAGAAGACGATGCTGCAAAGGTAGATGTCGGCCAACTCTTCGACTAGATTCTCGAAGGCGTCCTTCTCAGACACCGGCGTGGGATTCACACCACAGCGCACCCGGCGGAGCTTCAGAGCCGCCTTGGACGCTTCTACGCATTCTTCCGCCATCTGAGCGAGGATTTCTTCTTCAGGCAAGGCATCGAAAATCTTGATTTCAGGCATTGTTATCCTCCATCTTTGCACCACAGTTCGGGCAATAGCTAAACGTCAAGACGTTCGCTCCTCCATTCGTAATTCTGTACCCTTTGCGGCATCTTTCGCAATACGCGACACTGCGTTGCAAAACCCAATGAGATACAGGCCGTCGGCTCTCCGGGTCAACAGCAGGAGCTTTCATCAGGTCATCGGCAAACCCGGAAACGAGCTTCGCAACGCTTTCCTTGACAACACCCTTGTTGTAGTCGAGATGGTTCCCGGAGGCCATCAAGGTTTTGGCCTCCTCCAGATTCTTCTTTGCCGCATCGTTCCATCCGTTGACGATGGGCACTACATTAACTAACCGTATGTCGCTCATTTTTTGTCTCCTTTCAGACAAGCCACTGGGCCATCATACTATCAAACTCCGAGAAGCCGGTGCAGTGCAGTTCGGCTTTCTGTTCATCGGAGAGAGCGTTGAACAAATCCATCAAAACTGCATCGTACATCGCTGTATCGACATCGAGGCTGTTATGCAGGCAGTACGAGGTCCACAAGGCTACAAGCTGGTTCTGGCAGGCATCGTTGTAGAAATCTGTCGTGTCATCCTTGACGTAATCAACGAGGAACTGCCATTCGGACTTCTCGGTCATCCAGATCACCTCCGATCTTGTAGGTCTTGCCCCGGCTGCGGCCAGTCCCCTTGCGGTACTCCGCAATCCAGACCGTCTTGCCGCTTTTGTAGTGGCGAAAGTGGCCTCTTACGGTAAAGGAACAGGCCGGGCTTGCATGGTGGCCTCTGGGAACCACTGTAAGCTGTTTTCCGACCGAGTGAATGATGTATGTGGTGCTGGCGGTGTGCGGCTTTGTAGGGCTTTTGCGTCCAGCAGGAGCCTTCGAGGTTGTGGTAGCCACGCCACCACGGATGCTGCCCGTTCCATACGTCATCAGCGCCATCAGGGAGCCGTACACGGTCAAAGCGCCCTGTTCGGTTTCGGCGGGGTTGCAGTCCGCAGGGAGCGTACTCACTTTCTTCTTCCACAGGCCATTGCCCAGCGGAGCAAAGACAACATGGCCGAGCTTCCGGGCCGGGCTGTCGAGGTAGAGCTTCAGCTTCTTGTCAGAGCGGAAGCACTTGATAGAGATGCCGCTCTCGACAATCTGGATTTCCACTTCTCGCAGGGGAACCGGCATCGAACGAACCGGATCGTTGTGCTCATCCCGCCATGCAAGGAGCTTTTCGATGTCCGCCGCTGTGACCACGATCTTGTCCATCATCCAGAATCCCTCCCAACGAATGTGCCGGCATAAAGCCGCCCGCCGATCATGTAGTGGTAGTATTCATGCCCACGCTGGATGTCGGCCTGTCTGCCGGGCATGGGCCGCAGAACCAGCGGATGCCCAGCAATCTGCACCACATATTCTCCGGCTGGGATGAGCGCCGCCATCCACGGCTCCACCGGACTGGCCCGCGCCGGGCATCCATCCATACAGCAGGTGGCGGTTACCTGCTCCACGTTCATGGTGAACATGGAAAGCTGCTCATATCTGCTCATTTTGCCACCGCCTTTTTGATGGTGAACCGCCATCCCGGCCCATAGGCCATGCGGTACTCGGCAAGCATCTTCAGAGCTTCGGGCCGGGTGTCGAACTCGTCGATGTCCTCCCACGGCTGGCCGGGGTACTTCCCACGAATCTTAAACACTGAAACCGACCTCCTTCACGGCAACGCCGTTCTTGTCGCACCAGACTTCCTTGCTGCCGAGCTGGCGCTTGGTGTAGCCTTTGACAACGTGCATCTGATAGTCTTCCTCGGCCTGCGGGTCATGCCAGTGAAGGCCGCGAGCTTTGTACAGCGGCATCCAGTGTTCCTCATAGAAGTCGTACCCGGCTCCGTCGATTCCGAAGAAGTAGCCGTAGTCTTCGCTCTTGTAGATGCGGAAGCCGCAGTCGGACATCGCCCGGATGCCATCATCTTCTTCAAGCCACCAATCGTCGCAGGAGTCGCCGAACGACCACATCGTTCCCCACATCGGGAGTGAACCATCGTATTCGACCTCAAAGTCATCAGCCTCCGCAGATACGAGCTTGCCATCATCAAGCTCGATGCAGTACAGCTCGCTTTCGTCGTTATAGCTCTTGACTTCTCCCTCGTGCGTGGTGCTGTCAACCTCATCAGGGATTTCGTAAACATACACTCGGTCGCCGGTGCTGGGCTTAGTGACTTCCATCCAGTCATAAGAATGCAGGCTCATCAGGTCCTGAATCATCCCCTGCGGGATGGCATTCATTTCGCGGACCCACGCTTCAGCAGCGTCACGGATGGTGCGATACTCAACGGTCATAGCAAATTCCTCCTTAATCTCCGATACTGAGGTAGTCGGAGTAAACGGTATCATCTTCCTTGCAGTAGTAGTAGCTGCGGTCGCCGTAAGCTTCCCAGTCGAGAAAGATGAAGACAAGTTTCTTGCCGTTCCGTGCCGCCTCAACGGCGGTCGGGAAAGACTTGTACTTGTGTGCCTTCAAGAACTCGTTGAGTGCTTCCTTCGATGGAAGAATGGTTTTAGTAGCGTCGTTCTCCATGAGGATGCTTCCCCTTTCAGATGGACGCGCAGAAGTCGCCGAGCTTCTGCCACAGGTGGAACGTCTTCCGGCTCATCTGCACGGTATCGGGAACGCCCCGGCCGACCGTCCAGTTGTGAGCCATGCGGAACAGCCGCCCTGCGGCCTTCCGCTCCGATTCGCTGAAGTCGGCGCAAACCATGCCGTTCGGCTTGTTCACGATGGCAACCAGATCAACGTCCTGCCGGTGTTCGTCCTGCTCGAACTTATCGAAGCTGGCGTACTCTTTGACGTTCAACATCTCTCAGCCCTCCTTCTGCACATCCAGCAGCTCCCGGCTACCGTAAACCGCGCCTTCGCAGAACTCGCGAGCCTTCTTGCGGGCCGACGCGATGGACGCGGCCTCAATTTTGCAGGTGGAGGTGTAGCCTCCGTTCTTGAGCTGAGGGTTGTGGCGGAAATAGGTGACGATGTAGGTTTTCATATTCAAGTCCTCCGTGTTTTGGTAAGTTGTTTTCTGTATCTTCATTCTAACTTACCGGTCTGGTAAGTCAAACTTATACTGAAGATTTCACAAAAAAATTTACCGTATACCGAAGGAACTTTAGCCAACAGTTATGCTCTGCTCCCGAACCTCTCTAAGAACTGCTGGGCAGCACGGGCGCTTACCGGGGTGATGGTATGATGCTGGCATCCAGAAAGCTGGTAGAGGACGGTGAAGTAGTTCCCGGCGGCATCCTCGAACAGTTCTATATAGAAGTCTTCAAACATCACTACCTTATTCGAGCAAAGCGATTCCGCTTTCCGGGTGTCATATCGAACGCCGTCTACGGTCTGCGCCACAGCAGGGCTGGTGCTGTTGCCAAGCTCCGGGAGGCCCGCACCGTTGGCATCACTCATGGAGACCTCATAACCGGCAAAATGCAGAGCCTTTGACAGCTCATCGAAGGTGAGCGAGTTGTTCTTCAGCCGCCCGCTGAGGTTCTGCGGGGTCCAGCCCATGTGTTCGGCCAACTCTTTCTGGGTCTTCCCTGCTCCAGCGAGGGCTGCGCGTACCATATCAGATGCTCGCATACCATCAGCCTGCCTTTCCAGCCAGAACCCGATTCAGCAGGCTCTCGTACATGGTCTGGAGCATTTCACACTTGGCTTTCGCTGCGGCCAGCTCCGCAGCCATGTTCGGATTTGACGCAGGCGTAGACACCTTGACATCCCGGATGACCGGAACTTCTTTCGTGACCTCCACGATTTTCTCTACGGGCTTTCCAACTTCCAGCTCCAGCGAGATTAGCATTGCAACCTCCACGTTGGTCATCTCTGCCGGGGTCAGGTGGCCCTTGTAGCCCAACAGGCGGTCAACCGATACGGTCGTAATCTGCTCACAGAGGGCAGTGCTTTCACGTTCAGAGCTGCGGATGAGAACGTGCGTCGGCAGGTCTTTCTTCGGTTGGGTGGTCAGGTATACGACCTCTACCGTCTCTGCACAGGCGTTGTTCTTCTCGTTGGAGACGATGATTGCCGGGCGTCCAGCCGCCTGCTCACAGCCGGTGTAGTTGTCCTTGCTCACATACCAAATGTCGCCGCGCTTGATTTCCATATCCTCACTCCTCCTCTTTTGCCTGACGCTTCAGCTCGGAAGCATCAATGGTGATGCAGGTGGTGTTGGCGACGATGTTATCGGCAATCCCCTTTCCGTGCTCATCCAGCAGGGACTCCAGCGAGGTTGCGGTGAGCCGCAGGGCAGCAACCATGAACGGGAAGTCCATCAGGTCATACCGGCTTACAACGCCCATCAGCTCTTTGGTCATCGCGGTGACGCACTCGGCAGAAATGCTGCGGGCATCATCGGGCTTATTTGCAAGCACTGCCAGCGTCATTCGCAGCGCATAGGGCATCATTTTCTCAGCCATTGTCTTTGTCCTCCTTATACTCGCTGACGGCCTCCGAGATTGCATAATCGCGGTGGTACGTCCAGCTATCGTCATTATCAATGTACTTCCGCATCAAGACCGCCGCACGCGGGGCGAGCGCATTGAGCGTCGTGCGGTCAAGCTCATAGGCTTCCATAAGCTCCTCGTCGGTGAACTGTGAGAGATGTTCCCGAACGTCCTCCTCATAGCTCCGAAGCTCATACTCGGAGTAGGAGCGAACCAGCTCACATCCATCCAGCGGCTTCGGGCAGTAATCGGTGCAGCCATCATCATGGATGCCCGGCTTCTTCCCAGTCAGGAACGGGGCCATGCAGATGCCCTGCGAGTTGAACACGCAGGTTTCAGAACAGCATTCAGTGCAGAGCTTCTGGCAGTGTAGCAGGCTCGTGATGCTTGCCGCGTTAGAGGCATCCTCGTTGTAAAGCAAGTAGGCAATGCCCTTGCTATGCCGTTCATCAAACCAGCGCCAGATGTCAACGCGGCTGGTTCCTGCCGGGAAATCCAGAAACGGGGCCTCCATCGTTTCGGTGGAGGGGTCCATAGGGACATCCCCGAACTGCTTCCACAATTCTTCAAGCAGCGCATCGCGCTCTCTCAATGTTCTCATTACCAACGCCTCCCCAGAAAGAGCCTCGCCAAGCCCACAACAGCCATCGCCCCGACGATTGCCCAAAAAGCAGCGCAGAGGATGTCCGTGGCCGTTTCGAGCCACTGATCTACCACGATCAACCATGCCATCATCATTTTGCCTCCCCTCAGCCGAATACCAAATCGCCGAACAGGGCGTACTGGATTATCGCGTCGGCACATCCCGCGTCAATCTCGCCGCAGTCCACCTTGCCGTCGCCGCTCACAGCTCCGTAGCAGTCCCCGCCGTTCTCCAGCCAGAGCCGGAATCCCTGTATGAACTTTTCGATGTCCAGCTCGTACCACTCGGTGTCCTGCTCGTCAAACGGTTCCGTCACATGAACCTTCAGCGTTCCACCGCGAGAAATCTGCTCGCTGGCATACTTGCCAAGATACTGGCCCTCGACCGTCACACGGTCGCACCAGTAGCAGATGCCACCTTCCAGTGCAGAAACCATAATGTCATCGACATCCTGACCGGTCGGCCGAACGACCAGCTCGGCATGAACCTCAAAACATTTTTCGTTCGTCATATTGTCCTCCATTCGTCAAATTTTCGGGTCAAAAATCAGGCCCGTCCACGTCTTGTTGAGCCGGTCGCGGTACTTCCCGGTCGGAACCATGTACTTGTCCGGCAGCTCCGGCGGTAGCGGCCGCTCGTTCCTCAAATCCATACCAGCGTCGAACATCGAGAGCTGCACGGTCTGGCTGGTACGTTCCCGCAGGAGCCGATACCAGTAGATGATGTGGTTCCGAACAAGGTTCAGATTCACGCCATCCGGCCATGCAGGGTCAGAACAGCCGTTCTTCTTCAGGTCATCCCAGTGCTGATATTCAGCATCCAACTGCTCCCTGATCTGAGCTTCATTCATCTCCTCAGGGGGAATGTAGCGGCTCACAGGTGTGCCTCCTTTCGGCGCTCATCGGCGATGACATCAGCGGTAATGCGGTCAACGCCGAGCTTTTCGAGCTGTCGGTAGGCTGCTTCCTTTTCCTGCGGGCAGTCGGCCCGGACGAGATCATCAATCATGTCACTCAGCATACACCAGCCTCCTCTCTCGTGATAGTCCTGCTCGTCCATGCCCCGGTGCGAATGCCAATGCTGGGCAGGCGGGCCAGCAGGGCCTTTTTCATGCTATCAAGGTATCCACGGTAGCGCCGCTTCTGAAGACCGGCCATCCATGCGCTCTCACAGTCGGAGTAGCCGTCTTTCTGGACGAGCTCGATAGCCAGCGACCATTCGTTATCCTCCACGCAGATGTAAAACAGCTCGTTTTCGAGGATGACCCGACGCTCATTGCCGAGCCAGACGTTCGAGTTGACCGCAGGCTGGAAGCTGGGGCAGAGCTTCCGCATTTCATTGCAGAAGCACTCCAGAACGTCGGCTTCCTCATAGCTGCTCCCGACTTCATCGAGATACCAGTCCGGTCCCGTGATGTCGGCATAGTCGAGATCACGCTGGAGGCGATCTTCGCAATCGTCTGTTCCCGGGCCATCCTTGCGGTACACCCGCAGGTCATCGTTGTCGATGTAGAACAGACCCTCATACGAGCCGGTCACACAAACATTGCCACGTCCCATAAATCAGCCCTCCGCGTCTCCGAGGAACGAGATGACATCTTCGAGGCCGGAGGATGCAGATTCGAGCATATCGACCGCATTTTCTGCAACCTCATACCGCTCAGTCCCCTGCAAGCTCTCAGGGATGTTCTCGAAGGCTTCCTGCTCCTCCTCGTAAAGCTCATCAATCTGGCCCTTCAGCTCATTCAGGGCATCTGCAATCTTGCTGATACGCTTGCGCCGCGAGTTATTCATTGTCACAGTCCTCCTCCACTTGTTCGTTGCAGGAATCATCAGACTCTCTGTACGAGAAATAGTAATCATCAGGCGGCTCCGTTACTCCGCCGAACCGGTCAAGCCAGCCGGAGCAATCATACATCGGATTCATCGCCGTTCTCCTTCAGGTAGCAGTGGTCAACGACCCAGCCGCCCTTGTTGCCGAAGTCCTTCATGTAACAGTCGAGGCGAACCATCTGGTCGGTGCCATCCAAGCAGGAACCGAACAGGCTGGTGGAGCAGCATCTGGACCGGAAAGCCTTGTTGTCGCTGCTGACCTCATAGGTGCGGCTGCGCAGCGGGTAATGGCGGTCAGGCCAGTTGCTGTCAGCAAATACGATGTAGGCGCTCATCGGCTTTGCAAGCTGGGTCTTGTTGTGTTCAACGAACAGGTCCCGCAGTTCGGGATAGGTCATGTTCTGGTTATCCATAGCTGATACCTCCATCAGAGAACGAAGCAGATAACGAGCAGGGTGACGGCAAAGGCTGCTGCGCCGATGGCAACGGCGTTCAGCACGTTGTTGAAACGCTCCCGGTAGGCATCCTTCTGGCGGCGTGCTGCGCGGCTCCGCTGCTGTGCGGGGCTGTTCAGCATCCGCAGGAAGCAGTTCGGGTCGTTCTCCCACTCACGAGCAGCGGTCATGTTCTTGTTTTCCATAGCTAAAACCTCCAAAATATCATGTATCTGCGGGTGGCTCCCGCGACGCCCAGCAGGGCGTTTCGGCCGGTGCCAGCGGCCATCATCAGGCGGGTTAAATGTCGGTTTTTTGTGCTCCGTCTTTGGTGTGTTGCCACACATCGACGGAATAACCAGTGCTGCGGAGCTGTTCGGCCAGTTTCCGTGCCCTGTCCGCGTTGTCGGCCCATGTGGTGAGCGGCCAGCCCCGCTTACAGTAAACAATCTGGTAACGCATCGTTTACACCTCCTCACTTCATCAGGATGTCGTACAGGCGGGTCGGACTTCCTCACAGTAGTAGAGGTCAACAAAACCGTTGCTGTACATCCACATCTGGCTCATCCAAGGCTGCTCGCAGTGAGCTACATCGGTGCTGTGCCAGCCATTGCCCCGGTTGGTGAGAACGTCGGTGTAGGTGGCTTCTCGTGCATCCACGCCCTTGACTTTGTGAGCTGCCCCGCTGCGCTTCATGATCTTGAGAAGGTAGACCGTTTCTTTGTCCATGTACTGCTCGGCCTCGTTCATGGCATCCAGCAGATTCTCCGCCTTCAGCATCTTGTAATCAATGGTCAGCGGCTTGTAATTCGCTCTGTAGTCAATCGCTACGATGTACTCGTTCTTCATATTCTGTTCCTCCATAATCTTACCGTTTTGGTATGTTTTTCTGTATCTTCATTCTAACTTACCCACCACTGGTGTCAAACGAAAAATGAAGATTTATCGAAAAAATTTACGGAGTACATCTGGGAGTTTACCGGCGTTCAGTAGACCATGCCTTCCGGGTCGATGATGGCGCATTCCTTACCGTGAACGTAGTAGGCGTTGCCGCCCTCATCCACCCAGACTCGGCAATAGCCAGACAGCCCAATTTCTGGGTCGCTGGCTACGCCGTCCCACTCTGGCTTGCGGGTCAGCTCGCCGACTACCGCAAAACCGATGTCCGCTGCATACCGGCGGGCAATGCTCTCAGTAGCAGGCATGAGCGGTGTTAACGATGCAGCGAACCATCTTCTCGATGGCCTTGTCAATCGGGCAGTTCAGGAATGGAAGGTTCTTGTCAGCTACAATCTCACTTTCAAGTATCCAACCGTGCTCGTTACGAGCCTCAACCCAGCATCTGCCATCGGCTTCGCCGAGCTTGATTGAAAACGACAACTCCGCTTCATCGCAGTATTCGAGGTAACCCCAGAAGATGCAGGCCACGTTCTTGCTGAGGCGTCTGACCGACCACTCCCAGTTGGGGTCGTTCTGGTTGGCCTCGGAAACCAACCGGCTAATCAGTTCCTTGTGTTCACGCAGATCATACATAGTTCTAAACCTCTTGACTTTCCCCTGCCATACTGATAAAATCGAAACGAGATGGGGCAGGTCCCATCCCGTTCCGGTTGGCTAGGTTCCCACAGGTCTGCAAACTCAGTGGGGAACCTAGCCTTTACTGTTTCTTAGACTCGCCGGTTGCGGGGTCGAGGACTCCGGCAATGCACTTAATGCACTGCGTCGCTTCCTCGTCCGTGTGGCCGTGAGCTTTCAGCCAGTCGATCAAGCGGCTGGCTTCCAAAGCGGTCATGCTGCACTCACCTTTCATTTTGCTACACCTCCTGCTCGTGCTTCCAACTTACCAGCCGGATGCTGGTAATTGTAGATAACTTACCTTTTTGGTAATTTATCTTAGTATCATTATAACTTACCCAACTGGTAAGTCAATCTGTTTTTTAATTTTTTCAAAATATTTTTTATATCCACTGGCTATTTGATGCCAAGCCGCTGGTAGCCTCTGGAAAACCTCTGGATTTGCATTTTGGTTACGGGTAAAAGTGTATTGGGAAATGTCTGGAACCCTCTGGGAAGGATTTGTCAAAAGTGCATAACAAAATTTGGCTATTTTGAGAATTGATTTTTCTAGCGACGTTGTTCCATCGGAATTTCCGTGCAAACAAAAAAATCCCCCTGCACCAGCCTTTTTACGGGTCATGGTACAGGGGGATTATCATTTTACGCTGACTTTGCGCTGACTCAGCCCAGATTCAGCGTATTCTGGACAGCGGCCTGCTTGGCGGCGACGTGGTTGGCGTCGATCTGGGCCTCAATACGATTTTCGAGGTACTGGGTCGTATCGCCGAAGTTGCTCTTGATGTAGTCCTGTGCGTCACGGCTCATGCTTTTCAGAGCGGCGGACACGGCCCGCATCAGGGCTTCCTTCTGCTCCGCCTCATTGAACGTCCCGGCGGCTTTGAGGTCGTTGACGTAGGTCTGGTTCATCGCGGCCACGGCATTGGCAACGGCATCGCCGATTTCCCGGACGAGCCGCTGCACCTTGATGTTCTGAGTCTGGGCGTTGATTGCATCAACGGCAACTGCAATGCCTTTCTTGATGCAGGCGGTCACGATGGGAACGCAGACCAGCAGGGCAACGTACAGCAGACTTCTCGTAAACTCATTCATATTCGGTTACTCCTTTCATTCAGTGGACCTGATTCTTCAGGCTGTTCATCCGCTTGTCACCTTCAATGGCGGCAGCGGTAAAGCTGTTGTTCTTCCACCACGCAGCGACGCTGGTGGCAATGGTCAGGCCGGTGGTCACGAACTGTTCCACCTCCGAACTTTCGATGGGCAGCAGGGGCTTCCCGGCAGCGCTCGAAACCTGATTTGCCAGAGCGAACGCCAGAGCGGCCGTGCGGGCCAGCGTAGCGATGGACACTTTGCTATTCGTCATAGAGCCTATCTCCTCTCACAGGTACTTGTCAGCGCCAGACAGCGCCTTCCACGATGCAGGGCCGCAGATTCCGTCCACGGTCAGGCCATGCGCCTCCTGCGCCTTCATCAGGGCGTTTTCCGTACCCTCTCCGAACAGGCCATCAGCCTTCAGCTTCAGGAGCTTCTGGAGCATGATGGTGGCGCTGCGGTTTGCAGGCCCGGTGCATCCCCGGCGGATGGTGGGAAGCACGAACTTGTTGTAAGTCGTGCTGGGGTACTTTCCCGGCGTGGTGCAGAGCCACGTTGCTTTCGTGCCACGGGTGTCGGCGTGGACAAAGGCCCCACGGCTGTGCCAGTAGATACCGATGCCGCCGAACCCGACGGCCTGAGCAAGGATGCCCAGTGCCACCGGGTTGATGCTGCGGTTCTCCGTCCTCCAGTCCGCCGCCATGCCATAGCGGTGCTTGGAGTTCTGGCTTCCGCCCACAGCCGCATTGTGCGTGATGCAGCGGTAGCCGGACGTGATCTTCAGCGGGCGGTCTACCTTGTCCCGGATGAGCTGGAGCTTTTCGGCCAGCTCCGTGTCAACCGACTGCTGTCCGCAGCCGCAGGGACACTCGAACTCAGACTTGGTAAAGTTCTTGGTGAGCGCGGTCTTATCCCCGCGCTGGAACGTAATGATGCTCAACTTACACACCTCCTAAAAGCCGATTTGGGTAAACAAGAAGCCGACAAAAGCGCCAATGACAGCGCTCACGACATACCCAACAGCTTTGCGCCACATTTCGCCATCATGGTCTTCCAGTGTTTCCAGCCGCCTGCCCTGTTTTTCCTGCTCCTTTACCATGCTTTCCATGCTCAAGGCCAGCTTCTCGACCGAAGTGGACAGTGCGCCCATTTTGCTTACGCTTTCCTCCAGCAAGGCGATTCGTCTGTCCTGACGGGCATTTTCCTCTTCGAGCCGACGCTTGAACTCCTCATGCTCGGCTCGCGTAATAGGCTGGTCCATCTGAACCTCCTCTCCTTCGTCATACAAAAAATGAGGGGAGCCGGTTCTCCCGACTCCCCTGCGCGATCACTCGACCTCGACTTCGAGGTCCTTCAGGATTTCCTCAACCTGCTTCCGAATCAGCGCCGGAACCTGATCGAGGGTCTTCTTGCCCTTCACAATGAGGGTTGCATAGATGACTGCCATGATGCCTTTCTCCTTTCTCAGTAATATTTTTAAGGCAAATTCCCGCAGGCGGCTCATGCGTTGCCGTCCGCCGCGAGAATGGCCTTGACTTCTTCCCGCAGGTGCTCAGGCACCTGCTCGATGGTTTTCCGCCCCCGGCGAATGAGGTTTGCATAGACTTCTGCCATGATTATGCCTCCTTATCTGCGGCGGATGTGACCGCGATGAGCTGTTCGTACACGTCGCACAGCGCCATCTGGGTATTATCGAGGTTGGTTTCCAGAGAAGAAACCTTGTTTTTCAGGGCTTCATTCTCCTCCTGCAATTCCGCCATCGTTTTCTTCTTCTGCAATTTAGCTACAGAATCGACTCTTACTCTGTTCAGGCCCATTACTGGAAACCTCCCTGAATCGAAGCGATATAGCCGCTCTCGCCGCTTGCACCGCGCTCTGCGGTGACACGGAAATTGAATGCGAAGCCGTTGGCCGCAGTCTGGTTCGTGAACAAATGGTTCCGGCCATTCCGGGCCTCGGTGGTGGCGTCCTCCCATACCGGCGAACTATCCTTGCCGTTGTTCGTGACCTCCACCTTGAACACAGCGTCAGCTGGAATCAGACCGCCGACGGTGATGGCGCAGAGCGTGATCTGGGCATCCGCCTCCATCGGCTTCGCCAGCGTGATGCTGGCGGCGGTGACGGCCTTCGTAAAGGTGAACGTCTTGGTGACGGTGGCCTTGCCATCGGTCACGGTAACGGTCATGGTGTGACTGCCGTTCGTAATTTTCTGGAAATATTCACCGGTGACGGCGAAGCTGTTGGTGGTCTTGCGGGTCGCGGTGTAGGTTCGCTTGGTCGTGCCGTCCAGCTTTTCGGTGACGGTCAGGGTGTCCCCTGCGTCCTTATCATCCACGGAGTACGAGATGGTGAAGCCGCTGGACTTGGTGCCGAGGTTGGCTGCGCTGGAGGTCGTGATGGTCGGCGCGGTGTTGTTATCGACCGTGCGCTTGGTGGACGTGGTGTAGCCGGACTGAGCGTTATAGCTGTCATACGCCTTGACACGGTACATCACGGTGGACCAGCCCTTGGTGATGGTGTCGGTGTAGGTCAGCGCATTGCCCTTGTACACCTGCGTGTAGGAGGAGCCACCATCGGTGCTGCGCTCCAGAATGTAGCCGCTCAGGTTGCCATCGCTGTCACTGGCCGCAGTCCACGAGATCACCAGTGTGCTGCCGCCCTTGACATCATTCGGCACCGCGATGGACGGCGGCGCAGACGGGGCGTTGTTGTTGACCACCGTTACCTGCGAACTGGTGCGCCAGCCAGACTCCAGACCCTCGGTGTCGTATGCCTTGACGCGGTACATCACGGACGTGGTGCCGAAGGCGACGTTGTTCGTGGTGCTGGTGGCCGTACCCTGATAAATCTGACTCCACGAACTGCCGCCGTTGGTCGAACGCTCTACCTTGTAGCCGGCGAGATTGCTCTCAGCATCAGAGCTTTTTGCCCACGAGATCGAGATGTTCGTTCCGCCCATGATGGACGAAGGAACGGAAATGCTCCCCGGAGTCGAGGGTGCTGTGTTAGTCGAGACCGTGCCATCGTCAGACACCAAGAGAGTAGAGGGCAAAATCAAAGCGGGGCGGATGCCGCACGAGTTGGAGCAGAAGTTGTAGTACCAGTCGCCACCCGAGCTGACGCACAGGGCGAGGTTGAAGCCGCCGCAGCGCGGAGAGCGGAGCCACCAGACGGCGGCCGAGCCGTTGAGATATGCGACACGCTTAGAATCCGAGCTGTTGTCCGCGCAGCCCTTGAAATAGGCCAGCTCCGCGCCTTCACCGCTCGGCATAGAGGAGAAGCTGAAACTCGTTTCGGTCGCACTGAGCAGGAAAATCTTCGCAGACAGGCCGTTCGAGCCGCTGGTAACGGTCGTGGACGTGCCGCTGCCTTTTCGGTACGGGAGCTTTACCTGCTTGATGGCGTTCTTGATGTTCGACTCGAACAGGTTCAGGAACGTGCTGTTCAGGTAGGAGTGGATGGTGCTGTTGGCGTAATCGTTAGTGTTCGAGCTATGCCACTGGCGGTTTTCGTAGATGTCCTTCATCAGCAACCAAGTACCGTTGCAGCTATCGTCATAGACGCTGGACGGCTTGCCCTGATGGACGACGATGAAATCTTTGGCAGAACCATTTACTTTCAGCTTGATGGTGCTGCCGATTGCTTTGGAACTCAAGGTCACATAAGCCATAAAAAAGAACCTCCTGTTGTGTATTACATCCACGGCGGAATGCTGTCGGGACGCGGTTCGGGCTGGAACAGGTCTTTGCGGGGCGTAATGTCACCTCTTTTCCGGCGGATGTTCTGTTCCTGCTTTACCCGGCGCAAGGCGCGGACGCTCCTCGTGGAGTTAATTTTCCTCCGAGGCTTTACGTCCACACCGATGATTACCGAGACCTTCTTGGCGTATTTCAGCCGTAATGCGTAGGTGTCACCGTAGGATGCAAAGGCATCCCACGCTACGAAGCTGGTGATAACAGCTTCTCTGGTCACTTCCCCTGCCGGGTAGGCTTTTTCCCAGTATTTGACGCGGGTCTGGATGCGCTGAATCTCCGAGCGGCGGAGCTTCTGGACGCAGGCTCCGCTTTCCGTCAGGTAGCTATGGAAGCCCAGAAAATCCAGCCCGTTTTTCAAGGGGAAAATTGCTGTCTTAGAATTGAGTTCGAGGTGGAGGTCGCTCATCCAACGCTCAATGTCCTTCAAAAGAAACTGAAGTTCCCGCTTTGTCCGGGCGATGACGTAGAAATCGTCCATGTATCGTCCGTAATAGCGGCATCCCCGGTCTTCCTTGATGTAATGGTCGAACTCATCAAGGAACATCAGGGCGAGCAGTTGGCTGGTCTGATACCCAAGGGGCAGGCCGTCGGTCTTGTCAATGTAGATGCACATGAGGTCATAGAACGCCATATCTACGCCGCGCTTCTGCATCAAGGCCCGCAGTTTTGATTTCAGGATGTCATGGTCGATGGAGGCGAAGAAATGGTGAACATCGCACTTCAGCACCCATCCGTCTGCGCTGCCGTTCTTGCGGTAGTAATCGACCATGTGGCCCTTCAGGCGCACGATGGCATCCAGTGTCCCCTTTCCGCGCTGCGAAGCGTGGTTGTCGCGGATGAAGCTGGTGCAGATCGTGTCGTACAAAACATTGTCCGTTAGTGCATGGAGGACTACCTTGTCCACAAAAGCGGGAGCCTGCACAAGCCGTTTCTTCGGCTCATAAACATAAAAGACCTCGAAGCCGCTGGGCTTGTAGGTCTTTTGGTTCAGAACGTATGATAGCTTATCGGTGCAGATCAGAGCGTTGGCCTCATATTGAGCCGTTCCCGGCTTGCTCCTCTTACCCTTTCGTGCTTCCAGATATGCCTCATAGAGGGTCTGGAACTCGCACATTTCCTGATATGTCATGTGTCTTCACACTTATTTTCTTCCCCCGGCTGAGGTGGTAGAGGAAGCTCCCAGCCGGGTGTTCGTCTAATACCGGTCCGCTTCCTCGCGGCAGCAGGCTGCGCCCGCAGAGGACGGCCCGCCTCGGTATGATGTGTTTATCGTCCGCCATAAAGGCTTCCGACAGGATGCGACTCCCTTTGATGATGGGTGCACTGTTTTCGCCCGTTGCCGGGTTACTCATCTCGCTTTTCCATCAGAGCGGGGCGGATGCCGTACGAGTTGGAGCAGTTGTTGTTGTTCCAGTCGCCATTGGAGTTGACGTACAGGGCGTTGTTGAAGTTGTTGCAGTTCGGAGAGCGGAGCCACCAGACGGTGGCCGATTCGAGTCGCACCCTATATCAAGCGGGGAACCCGCAGGATACCTTGATTTTTCCTGTTCTTTCAGGAGTTCGCGGACGATAGCCTTTACCATCGCCGCCTGCTGCTTGAGTTCTGCCTGACGGGCCTGCTCCCGGAGCTTTTCAGCGCGGGCGGTGTCCTTCTGCTTCCACGACAGAACCATATTCTTTACGTCCTGAACCTTCCGGGTCCAGACGGCACTTTTGCTTATGGAAATAACTCCGTCGTTCAGAACGAGCTGGATATTCTCATTCAGCCAAGAGCATTCGTCGAGGACTACGCCAAGCAGCCGCAGGCGTTCCTCGTACTCAGTCTGGAACATCTTTCCGTTGGCCGCGTGAATGTCCCGAACGATGCTCTTGGCAATCAGACGCATATCTTCGCCGTAGCAGCGGTAGAGCGCCTTTGTGAAGCCCTCCCGGTGCGTTCGGTCGAGATATGCGATGGACTCAGAGCAGACCTTCTGGACGTCCCGGATGTCGTCAAGCGCGGCTATCTTCTGGAAAATCTGCCGAACGTCTTTGCGTGAAATATCCTCGGCCACCGTTTTCGTCGCTTGGTTCGTGTATTTCAGCAGCTCCCGCGCCTTGTTTCCGAGGAGATATTCTTTGTCAGCCACGGTCACACCTTCTTTCGAGGCAGGGGCCATTCCTCGCAGCCTCCAAATCGCCGGAAAGCCCATAGAAAGAGCAGCGGTCGCCCAAAACAGTCAGGCGACCGCTGTTTCCGCTGTGAGTGATGCCGCAGAGCATCAGGTGCGTACTTCGCACATATTTGCAGGGAGGTTCAAGGCTGACGAACAAATTCCCGATGATGCAGGACAGCTCACCGGGCGGACATGAAAATTCAATGTGCTCCATCAGAACTCGATCCTCTTTGCCGTGGTGTTCCAGACGCCCTCTACCACCGTGCCGTCCAGCGTCTCAAATGTGACCGTGAACGGATTGCCGGTGACGGAAGTATTGAACATCAGCTCCAACAGAGCCAGCCGGGCGGACACGTCGGAGATGCTGTTCTGGATGGAGTGGTGGGCCTCCTCATCGTCGTTGTGGGCATCTACGAGCTTCTGCGCTTCCTTCAGGAATGCCGGGAGCATCGTGACCGAGCAATACTGTTCCACATCTTCCGCCGTCATCCACGCCTCGCATTTGTAGTCTACGGTGACTCCCAGCCCCTCGCCGATGACGATGCACACCGGGAAGCGGCGGACATCTACGCCGGTGTTGGATGCAGCGCTGACGTACTGTGGGTAGTCACCCAGCGTGCCGTAGTAGATGAGGACTTCGCCCTTGTCCGGGTCAAAGGCGAACACGCCGAACTCCCGGAGCCAAAATCCGTGGTCAAGACCGCCGTTCAGGTCGGAGCGGTACTCCACGATCATGCGGACGCTGGCCCCATCATAGACCGGGGCGGTCGATGTGCCAGCGGCCACCGGCTCGACCAGCGCGGTCATCGCGGCCGGCTTCACATCATCCGGGATAGTGCCGCTGCCCACCATAATCTTGGAAATCGGGAGCTGCTGCCCGGCAACCAGCTTGGCAATCAGCTCTCGGCCGCTGTCAGTAACAACAAAGCCATAGTAGCTCATAACTCATCCTCCTCAAGTTCAGGCAGTTTTGTCTGCGTGATGTTCTGTGCAGCCGGGACCGGCAGCACAGTGTCGATGAATGCTTCGCCGGTTTCAATCTCCGGCAGGGTCGTTGTCGTATAGCCCCGGCCCAGAATGCCCTCGACCGGCACATCTGCGACCATTTCAGGAGCCTCGGTGTTCGCCACCACCAGAATTGCCACACCTGCCGCCTTGATGAACGGAGCGTTCAGCAGTTTTGAAACGTCAGCCTCCGGTGTCAGGGCATCGGTTTCAAAAATCATGGTGGCCGGGATGGCCGGGTCCTCGCGGTAATGCAGGGGCTTATCCCAAAACATTTTGAACGCCCGGATGATGTCATAGTAGGTGCAGTTGTTGGTGTTCTTCCAGATTTTGTATATCAGGTACGTCCGGTAGGCATCATCATCCAGTACATACACAGATTCTTTGGCGCAGGCCAAGGCACCGGCTTCAAGGCGGGTCAGAACCGCATTGTCGCCGATGCCATCAAGCTGCTTCCCAACTGCGGTCTGGATATTCCGCTTGTCGCGCAGGTCTTCGTAGAACTGTCGAACCTCGTTCAGCTCATCACCAATGGCCTCCATGAGCGCGTCAATGACCGGCTTGCCCTTGAACTGCTCCACAAGATCATCCCGGAGCTTCTGGACGTAATCAGCCATCCATGACCACCTCAATCCTGTTTTCGTCCGTAACGGCCCGCTCCCGTGCCGAGATGGACACGCTGCGCTGGGTGTAGCCAGTGGGCATATCGCCGTCATTCGGTGTTGCAAACAACCATACGTCGATGTAGTCGATGCCAGACACCTGAAGGTTGAACTTCTGCGGGATGACGTTCTCGCCCGCCCCCAGTGCGCTCATTTTCTCCAAAATCTGCTCTTTGACAAGCTCGACATAGTTGGTAGGCGGATTTGTGTTCGGACTCAGAGTGACGCCAACCTTGAACCAGACCTTGACGTACGTCGGCCGGTTGAAGCGCACCACGATGTCTTCGCCGTAAACGCCGTGCAGGGTGGTTTCTACGCTGCCGAAAGTATTGATGCCGCCTGCCTTTGTGTTCAGGATTTGCTGGGCAATTTCCGTTGCGTCGCCGCCCTCGACCACAACTTCGATGCTGTGCGGCCACCGGCCGGCAGAATCGACTTCATTTGTGCAGTTTTCATAGGGAGCTACGCTCACCACACCCTGCACATTCTTCAGGATGGCGCTCTTGATGCTTTCCAGCATGGCAGACGAGCGGTTGTAGATTTTGTTCGTGTAGGACTTTCTGAACTCCACGTCACTCTCTGCGAGCTGACCGGCAACATAGCTTCCCACGTTGACCACGGACTCCATGCCCGGAACAGCTTTCGTGATCTTTGTAATTACGCCGTTCGGTATGAAGATGTCGCCCGGCTCGGCAGTCTCAAATGTGACGATGCTGCCCACAGAAGCAGTGGTCAGGTTTTCTGACAGGACCAGCGTATTGGAGCTGGTTTCATCGACCGCCTCGATCACGATGGTGTCGTTGATGACCGTCACATGGAAGTCCTTATCCGTGATGGCTGTTCCCAGAGCCTCTAGGGCTTCGCTGGTGCTTTGTTTGGGGTCAGGGGTGATGGTGTATAGGTTTCCGTTAAGAGCCACCCCAAGGGCCGTTGTAGCCGCCGGTGATGCAAGGATGACGGTGGCCTTGTTGAAAGCCGACCTCGTGATGGTTGCATCTGCGGTAGCTGTCAGGCTGGTTGCCGGGTTTGTGTCGGATGCAATCACCGTTCCTGCCGGAATGGTTGTTCCATCCAGACCGGTGCAGAGGATGCTGTAATAGGACTTCGCTGCCATTTCACGGGTGGAGCCGCCAAACTGTGCGGCATAGTCCAGACTTACGCCGGTGGCGCTGGATGTGTACTGCGAGTGGTACACATCTACTCCAAATTCCCACAGCTCTGCAATCTCATCTGCGACGTTGGTCAGAGTGTGATTCAGCAAAGACTGCGGGTTCTGCCGGGTATTTACGCCGAGGCGGTCTGTCATCTTGCTGTGCATATCCTCAAGGATGACATCAAGGCGTTTCGGATTTGGCCCCTGCGGGGTCAGGCCATATTTTGCCACGGGATTTTGACCTCCTCTCTAAAGCTGCCCTCATCCGTGTTGAACGTAATCTCCACGGATGCCCTACGGCTTTTCTTGTCGATGTTGAACAGTATTTCCGATACATCCGTTACTCCATCGACAGACATCACGGTTTCCCGGATAAGATGCCGGAGTTTGGACTCATTCGGATTTTTGACCAGCAGGTTCTCAAAGTACGGAAAGCCGAGCGAAGGCATCAGCCGCCACTCTCCAAAGAACCAGAGCAAACGAATACGGACAGCCTGTACGATGCTGTCCGTAGCTGAAATGTCGCCTGCCGCCGAGAGTTCTAAGTCCCCGGTGGCATCGAGCTTCAGGTCTATCACGCTTTTCCCTCCTTTACTGCGGCTTGCCCGTCATGCCGCCGCTGTCTCCCTTGTGGGTGTGGTTTGCAAGGCTGATGCTGCCGTTTGACGCTTTAACATCATCCCGGGCAACAATGCCGCCCTTGACCGTGAGTTTGCCTTCAATGGTAACGCCATCAGGCGATACCGTCAGAACGGTTCCTCCAACTTCGGCCTGCACAGTGCTGGGCGTAATCTTGACGGTGGTGTCGCCCGCTGCAATCGCCACAGCATCCTCATCGCAGGCGAGCTTCATGGTGCTGTTGCCGCCAGATGTGAGGTTTGGAATGGCAATGGCATTGGTCAAGTCGAACTTCAGTTTGGTGTCAGTTTCCTTGCCGTACATCCAGTAATCGAGCGCCTGCTCACTGAAAACCAGCAGGCATCCATCGCCTTTCTCGATGGGCCATGCAATGGTGACGTTTTTGCTCTGCGGGAACATGACCGGGACTCCTGAGATTTCCGGGAAGTCCATCGTGCTTCCATCAGGCTTTGTGAACTTTGCCCTCGGTAACACTGTGGCGACACCCTTGTCCGGGGCGTAGCTTTTTATTTCGCCCGGCAGGGCCGTGTGCATATCCTCCGTCGCGCTGCGGGCGCTTTTATTGATCTGGTCAACAAACTCCTGCATCATTCTTGCTTCACCTCCAGCAGGCGGGCTGTGCAGCTCCACGAACCTTCCGTGTTGTCGCCTTCAATCCGAACTGAGTAAACCCGGAAATACCCCTTGACCACCTTGCTATTCAGGTACACATAATCGTCCAGCCCGATTGCGGCGTTCATCAGGTACTCCACGTCCCAGCCGTAGCTGTATCCCTTGTCCTCATTGGAGATTTGGACACGCTCTGGGAGGCCCAACAGGCCCGTTTCTGCCGAAAGCTCATACACCTCGCGGCTCATCGTATCGCCCGGCTTTTTGACCTGCAAGACGCCGTTGTTGATGCTCCAGACCAGCCCGCTGGTTTCACAGGCTTTCGTCAGCACATTTCTGGCCGGGCCAACGTAGCTGTACCCATTCGGGATGTCCTTGAACTCTGCATTGTAGGAGAAAGAAACCGTCACGCCCATCTGGTCAGCGGTGTCCTGAATCAGGGTCTTGCAGTTTACAGCCCCGGAATAACTGACGGAAACGTAGGTGTCACGGATTTCAATGCGGTTATCCACCAACTCGATCTCTGTTGACCTGTCTGCTCCGTCAGCCTTTGTCGTGGCAAATGTGACTACGCCGGTGAAGATGAGCGGGCGGGTGTCGCCGTACCCCGCATGGAGTACGACCACGCAGTCGTTTTTACTCAGCTCTGCAAGGTGTTCATCGCTCAGGTTCCAGATGGTCACTTTGGCCGTGTTCTGGCTGTTGGTGTCCGCCTTCTCTACGGAGAACGAAACGTGCAGCGGTCGCTTGCCGCTGCCAATTTCAAACCCGGTCGAGCCTGCCTTGCCCGCCGCCAGCCGGTACTGCCTGTCGAAATTCTTCACGGCATTCTCCCCTTTCGATGGCAACAAAAAAGGCCGCGTTTCCGCAGCCCTGAAGGTTTCCTCTTACTTCGCCTTGCTGAGTTCCTTCTTCAGCAAAACGCATTCCAAAATGATATTGTCCAGCCGCTCAATGAGCGCCCCTCCACCTGCTTGCAGCGGTTCCTGCTTAAAGGCTTCGGGTTCCGGCTTGAGGCTCTGGGGAGGTTCCGTCAGTTCTTTCTGCGCCGGCTTTTTATTCCATGCCGGGTACGTTCTTGCCACTTCCTCTCCCATTTCCTGCGTCTTCGGTATCACTTCATCCTCCAGCCAGCGAATCGCTGCATAGGGCGCAGGTCTGCGGCACAGGAGCTTCACGGCGTTTTCCGCAGAAAAGCAGGTAAAATCGCAGCGACCACGACGTATACCATTGTCCCAAGGAACTTTCCTCAGAACAGATTCAATACGGTTCACGCCCTGATTGCCGCCGGTGACGGCTTTTCTCGGCTGTTCATAGCCCGCGATTGCCGCGAGGTCCGGCCCGCAGAAGAACGGGGTTCCGTCCGGGTCAAAGACGACCCGCAATTCCTGCCGTTCCGGCGTGGTGAAAATCACGCAGTTGTCACGCATTCCGATCACCTCCGTAGAAGCAGCTCCGCAGCCCTTTGTTGCGGGCATTGAAGATTTCCCGGAGAATCACAACGGCACGTTCCGCCTGCTCCAGCTTGCCATCCGCGAGGTTGCTGTCCACCATGTCGATAGCGACACCGACATCACCCATACGGATGACCTCACGCTCAAGGTCCATAGCACTCATATCAGCACACTCCTTTGTCTTGCAAGAAGCCCGCTGACATGATATAATCGTGTCAACGGAACTTCTCAGGATTGTTCCGGGCAAGAGATTGGAGCCAGCGGTGCTTTGCAAGGGCGAGCCGCTGGTTCTTTTTTGTTTGCCCGGTTCACATCTTCATTCTAACTTACCGTTCTGGTAATGCAATGAAAGTGACCAATGATATGAGCGTTTTGCGAAAGTTTCCCGTTTTGGTCAGTCCGAGGACTGTCTGGTGGACAATCCAACGGATTCTGTGTAAAATCGGCGATTTTGAGCGACATTCATCCCAAAACCTCTGAAAAGCCTCTGATTAAACCCGGACTTTACCAGTAAAAGTATATGGAAATTTGTCTGGAACCTTCTGAGAGCGAATTGTCAAACCCGCCATCGAAGATTTGTTCAAAATGAGAATTGATTTTACTGGATGATTTGTTCCAGCATCATGCCGGGACAAACACAAAACGAGCTGTCCCATCGGCAAAATCCTGCCGACCGACGCTCTCCTTTTCGGTCAGGACAGCGAAGATGCCGCTGGGCATATCATCCCGGCCGAACAGCAGGTTGAGCGGAAACTGCGGGACCATCTTGACACCGAGCAGCAGTGGCGTTCCGAGTGAATCCATCACTCCGAGCATCCAGTAGCCGCCGGTGTCATTCCATGTGAATCGCAGTTGATACAGCCTGCTTTGGAGGGAAACTTTGACAACGCTGTCGTTCATGTCCGGGACTTCGATGACGAAGTAGTCCACGAACGCCCTCCTTATCCCAGCAAGCCGAAACTGCTGGCAGCGTTATAGAGAACGGAACCTCTGCTAGAGCTGGACGAAGAACCTGATGCAGAGGAGCCGCCGGACGAGCTGCTTCCTGCCGTACTTGCGGCGGTGGTGCTTGCTTTTCCAGCGGCTTTTGCTGTTTTGCCCGACTTGCCGTAGCTGGCCGGGATTTCTGCGGTGGCTGTTTCCGTCACCTCGATCTTCTTGAAGGCTATCGGAATCTCACGGGCGTATCCGACCTCCACAGACTTCTTGATGTTCATGCTTGTAATCACCATGTTGGAATACACGCAGTCAGTGGTCGTGACTTCGAGAATCTTCTTGGCGAAATACAGGTCCTTCAGCCGACGAACAACGCCCTCCGTTTTTCCGGGGCCGGAGCCTGTACGTTTCCGCCATGTCACCGGCGTATCGGTCACATAGAGCGTCATGTTCAGGGTGTCGGCTTTCAGCACGATGGTGTCGCTTACACTGAAGCCCTTTTCGGTCGGGTACTCAGGCACATCCGCTTCATAGCCTTCTTCGGAGTCGATCAGGGCATCAAACTCGATGTCATCGACGCTGACGGGCTGTTTTGCTCTTGCCATGTACTCTCACCTACTTTGCAAATGCCAGCGCACGGGCCATCTCGCCGGTAGCATCGCCTGCGGCCTTATCCATAGCCTCAGAACTCTTTTGCTGCCCGGCGCGGTCGCCGTTGAACTGGTTGTTGATGTTTACGTTCTGGGTCACAGTGCGTCCACCGGTCGTTCTGCCGGTTGCGCCCCGCCCGGTAGCTTTGGAAACCACATTGGCCTTGGCGATGACCGACATTTCGCCGGTCATGCCTTCCAGTGCATCCTTCACCTTCTTCTTGCCGGAAGTGATGCCCGATGCCATCAGGTCGATCATGTCCGGCATATAGGTGTGGAAGTCGCTCAGGGGGCCATCCTCCGGCTCCGAGAAGCCGAGGAACGACTTGATCTTATCGGCTACGCCTTTTACAGCCTCGCCTACACGACCTACCGCAGACTGGATGCCTGATACGATGCCGTCGATGATGTCGGAGCCCCACTTCAGGGCTTCAGCCGGGAGAGATGTTATCCAGTCGATGGCCGCTTGGATGCCCGTCACAATGGCATCGCGGACGTTGCCAATCGTAGCCTTGATGCCTTCCAGCAGATTGCCTGCCGCCTCACGAATCTTGTCCCAGTTCTTCCACAGCAAAACGCCGATTGCGATTGCAGCGGCGATTGCCAGAATGACCGGGCCGAAGGCGCTGGCAAGAACAGAGATTACCGCACCGACCACCTTGATAACGGTGATGATGCTCTTTACAACAACAAAGGCCAGCTTAATAACGGAAATGACCGCTTTCACAACAGAAATAACGGTTGTAATCACGCCAAAGATAGCCGAGATGCCCTTGACAGCGGCTATGACAGCCACCACGCCCACGGCAATTCTGCCGATGGATTCACCAATGTCTGTCCATTTTTTCTTATCAACCTTCCCGCTCGACAATTCCTTGAAGAACTGAGCGATACCGGGGGCTACCTTGGCTACGGCTTGCTGTATCTCCTCAAACGCCACCACCGCCGCAGTTCGGATGCCCTCAAATATGGGGACAACCACATTACGGATGCCTTCGCCGATGTAGCCGATGGCCTGCTTGATCTTCGTCCATACTCCGACGATGTTCTGGCGCAGCTTTTCGCAGTCTACGCCAGCTCGTTCGAGCATGGTTCCGAGCAGGCTTTTGTCGCCCCGCATGAACGAGATGAAGTCCTCAATCACGAGGGCCAGCAACAGGAAGACCGCAAAAAAGGCCAGCGCCTTTCCGTGGCCCAGCCCTATTGCCCGCGCCAGCTTCGTAAAGCCGGTTATGGCCGCTCCGATTTTCTTGAGGTTCATCGCCACGAGCATGGCAGTGAACGCCGCAGCCAGAACAGACAGCACACGCTGTGAGCCGCCCAGCTTATCCGTAAGGTCGGTGAGCTTCTGGAGCCAGTCACGAATCATCGTCAGGCCCTTTGCACCAATGCCCAGAATCTTCTGATAGGTCGGCAGGAAGAACTGGCCGACGATCGTTTTGATTTCCTTCAGCTTGGCGATGTACCGCTTTTTGGTGCTTTCGTAGCTGTCGAGACTGCGCTGGCAGTCGCCAATGGCATCCGGGCTTTGCTGGAGGATGGCCTGATAGTTGACCTGCATCTTCGTGAGCTGGTCCAGCTTATCGTAGGTTCCTTTCAGCCCCAGCGTAGCCATCGCCTGCGCTCTGGTGCTGTCGTTCAGGACCGCACCCAGCGTCTTGGCGGCTTCAGACTCGCCCATAACAGCCTTCGTCATGGCGTTTACGGACGCTGTTTCGTCCATGTTACCAAACGAGGCAAGGTCGAGGGCCAGCGAGGTCATCTGCTCGGCCATTTCAGCGCCAGCTTGGCGGGTCATGCCAAAGCCGACAAGCAAGTTCTGCTGATCGGCAAGGTAGGTCTTGATGTCGTTTTTGTTGCGGCCAATGGCATCGGAGTATTCCTGCGCCCATTTATCGACCTCATTCCGCATATCGCCGAAGACAACATCGAACTTGTTCTGCATCTCTTCAATGGAGGATGCCACCTCAACGCAGCCATCAATGGCGCTTTTGATGCCCGCGACGGACAGCGTGATGCCGACCGCGCCGAGAACTTTGGAGGCCATCGACTTCAGTGACTTGATGCTGCCCTCTACCTTTCGCTCGGAGGACTCATCGACCTTGTAGCCAAACAGGATGCCGATGTCGCGTATGGTCATGCCGGTCAGCTCACCTCCTTAGCCATATCCTCTACCCGGCCGGCTTCCACGTCCTGCTCCATGCGGTACAGTGCATAGAGCTTCAGAGCTTCGTCCAGCGTATAGCAGTTCTTCAGCTCCCACATGGACGCAAGCCGAGCCTTGATGAGGATATACATTCTCAGCTCAAGTTCTGTGAAACCGCTGAGGTCGAGGTCGCCGTAGCGCTCCGGGCCTGAGCCATCGTCCTCTCCGCCCACTCGGCGACTTTGCCAAATCGGTCGCCGAGCTTCTTGAAAAAACCGTTGTAGTTGGTGCGGATGACCTCAAACGCCAGAATGAACATATCCTGCACATCGGTGCAGAACACCTCGTTGGCAAGGTCTTCCGTGAGCAGACGCACCTTTTCGCCCGGCTGCTCCACCGAGATGTTGCTGCCCGCGATCAGCAGGTGCTTCAGGATTTTCTCGACCTTATCGCCATCGAGCGAAGAGAAAGCCCCCGCAATCGCGGGAGCTGCATCCTCCACCTTGATGTCAAGCAGGCCATTGCCCTCCTTTTCCGTGTCCACGGCGGACAGCAGCGGCGCAAGGCCAGACACGAGCGGCAGAACGAGCGCTGCCAGTTCGCCGGTCATGTTCGCTGCTTTGAACGTCGGAAGCGGACGGATGTAGAAGATGTTTTCACCCACGTTTACTTCGCGGGTTTCGAGCTGCTTCAGATTATTCATCGGTGTCCTCCTTACTCGTTCATGGTGGCATCGCCGGTGTCAAGCTCCCACTCACGGTTGTTGGTCTCTTTGCCGCGAGTGACAGGAGCTTTCTTCACGCACCATGCAGCTTCCGTGCTGAACACCAGACCGCCCTTCAGGTCCTTAATCAGAATCGGGAACAGGCCGTTGCCGGTGTCGCGGTCGAGATCGACCATGCCGGAGAAGTACGAGTTGCTGTCGCTGGTCTGCAACAGGGTGAGCTTGACCTTGTAGGTGTTATCCGGCGAAATCGAACGGGCAATTTCGCCGTCACAGCCGGTCTTTTTGGTGATACCGTCGCCGTTCGGCTCAATGCTGATGAAGCTGTCGTCTGCATAGCCGGTGACAATGTGCGTACCGCAGGTGACGATAACTTCCTTCGGGTTGTAGGTCTTGATCTTGCTGGACATTTACTTTCCCTCCCTTACAGATTCTCGTAGGTCAGGCAACCCTTGATTTCCACCACATGGATAGCACCAGCAATGCGGGCAGAGAACTTGCAGTCCTTCAGGATACGGGATGCCTTCTGGGTGCTGGTCAGGTCTGCTGCCAGCGGCACGGACGTGGTGTAGCCCGGAATAGCATTACCGTCTGCATCATACTCCGTAGGAGCAATGCCGCCGTACTTCTGGCCGTCCTTCAGGGATGCAAGCATCTGGTTCTCAACAAGGCCGATGCCGTTGTCGGTGTAGGGAATCTTCGGGTTGACGATGAGCAGGTTCACGACACGAACCTGCATATCGTTCTGGAGCCAGTCGCGGAAGCGGATAACATCAATCCACTCACCGCCGCCGGTCTTGCCGCCCTGCGTGATGTTCTTGGATGCCACGGTGATGACATAGTTGAAGTTCGCAGCCTCCAGTTTCTTGATAAACGTGCTGGTCAGCTTTGCAGGAGAAACGGTCGCAAGCGGCATCAGCGCCCACGTTTCCTGACCGGCGTGGTAGTTCATCGCCTTGACGGCCGCAGCTACAGCCATGCCGTACAGGTTCTCAGCCGGGATGTCGTTCTCCAACTGGTCTGCCGTTTCTTTCGGGAAGAACGGGAAGCTGCGCAGATAAAGGCCGGCATCCACAATGGGTTTATCCGGATCCTTGTCGATGTAGCCGCACAGCTTGTTCTGGGTTTCGGTCCACTGGATGATTTCCTTGACCTTTTCATCCGCCAGGCCGACCGGGCAGATGCAGTACCAGCCATTGACGGCCAGCGCATTCTCCAGAACAGCACTTACGGTCTGCAATGCGGGGTCTTCGGTCTCCTTGTCCACGATGTCGCCCATAAAGGCAACATAGACCTCGTGGGGTCTGGGAGACTGCGAAAAAGCCACCCGTGCAGCCACGCCAACAGGGTCAGTGCGTTCACCGGTGGCAGCGATGCCCAGCGCCGTCAGCTCCTCCAGACTGTTGTACACGCCGATGGCAGGTACATCCCCAGTCGGATTTGCAGGGGCAGGACCCAGAATCAGGATATTGTCGAAGTTGGCATCGTTGGAGATGGGGGACGCCAGCGAGATGTCAACGGTACAAATCCTATCGAGGCTATTGCTCATATATCTTTTTCCTCCTTTGCAAGTCGGTTATTTATCTCGGCATTCGTGAAATATTCGCCCTCATGGGCAGTCATCTCCGAACTGCCGCCGCCGCTTGGTGTCGGGGTTACCTGCGGCTCAATGTTGATGACATCATCAGCTTGGATGTCATCTTCGCCATCGGAATGCTTCACGCTGTCGATGTCCAGCGTTCCGGTAATGCCGATGGCCGTCATGGTGAAATAAACCGCGATTTCCAGCATTGCCCGGAACTCGTAGTTGGTATCATGCACCAAATCGGTCAAATCCTGAACTGCCGTAGGAACGACAATGGCGATGTCATGCTGGTGACACCACTGTGTTACGAACGGGGAGTTCAGGAAACTCTCAAAGGCCAGCATATCATCTTCAGCCGTGTTTTCGGCAATGAGGGTGAAGCCCGGTGCCACTTCTTCCTGCCTGCCATGCGTGAACAGATCAATCTGCACAGGAACAGATGCAGGATAAAAGGCTACCGGTGTGCCTTCAATGATTTTGACCGGCGGGTTTCTCGACCGGTTGACGGAGCCGGTGGTCAGCGTGACCAGTGGACTGCCGGGCTTTGCTACAAAGCTCTGCTTGGCATACGTCACGGTTGCTCCAGCAAAGTACGTTTGGGTGAGCTGCACAAGCAGCTTCTTCAGCTCGGCAAGCGTCATACGCAGCAATACCCACCTTTCCCATCTGCTCGGATTTCAGGGCGCGGCATACGGTTGGCCTCTGCTGCTGAAACCTGAACAAACTCGCTGCGGCAGTGACCCACCATCGTGTGGTCCCACCCCAGCGAGCTGACACATTCATACCAGTGTCCTTCCGGGTCCATCCGCCCCTGATAGAAAAGCCAGTCGGCTCTGCGGCCGACAGAGCGGTCTGCGGTATGGAAAACGAGATCACCGAAAGCCTTCATGCGCTTTACAGTGTTCTCACCTTCCGGGAGCGCCTGAAGCTCATCTTTGGAGAGCGGCTGAACATTCAGGGACGTGATGAAGTCTTTATACCCGGAAACCCCATAACCATCGACAATGTTCTCCTCGCCGAAGCGACGCACAACAAATGCTCTGCGAAAAATGCCCAGCCCCATATCAACCACTTCCTTTCTTGCGAATGACGTATTTGACGGACTGCCGCATTCTGCCGGTGTCGATCAGCGGTTTGTCCGATTTCTTCTTGCGGATGGTGGAGGGCGCGTTCGGTTCATAGCTGCCGCTCTCGATTTTCTCTTGAACTAAGCCCACGCCGAATACACCAATTTGCTTCAGGCTTTGCTCGGCCGTTCCGCCAGCAGTAATAGCCTTTAGCTGCTGTGCGCACATGGCATTGATGGGGTCGGCATTCTCATCAACGCTCTTGCGCAGAAATGGCCGGGACGGCGCGGTCGAAGTTCCCAGCTCGTTCCACATGGCGATTTGTGCCATATCAACGCCCCGGTCATCCGTGACCTTGCCCGCTTGGAACCCAACAAAAACTTCCTTGTCCTGAAGCTCATCAATTTGGCGGAAGAACTTTTCCCCTTCTGGGGTCAGCCGGTCCCACCCGCCAGTCATCGGCATTCACCCGCCGAACGAATCGAGATCACGACCAGCCGCCGCAGCGTCAAATACTCCAGACCATAGGGAGTCAGCGCCAGTTCGGCATCTGCCATCAGGTTGGTTCCCTGATTTACGTTGAAGCTGACAGACGTTTCGCCTTCAGTGTAGCTTCCAACGCGCAGAGCGTCGCCTACGCTTCCGTAC